AGTAAACGAACCCGATTTTTTTAACTTACCAGATGATGATGAAATTTTTGACGCTGAACTTAATGATATTGCTGAAATGATGGATGAAGATGGTAATATTGTTGATGGTATTACAAACCAAATTCTAAGAGAATACGAAGAGCCTAAACCTGAGTTTATTGGTGGTGGTTATATCTTAGACATTTCTCAAATGGATAAAGAGTTTAAACTACAAGAACCAAAATTTGCCGAAGGAGGCACAGTAGAGCCTGAATGGGATTTATCTTCAAGAGAGTACGATGGTGAAGAAGTAAACGTAATTACTTTTAAAGATGGTAAAGAATTAAATATGATTGAAATTCGTCGTATGTTTGAAAAGCATCATTCTGCTCTTGAACCAATACCTGGACCCGAAACCTCAAAAGAAATTTTAAATTTTCTTAAAGAGAGAAATCCTACTAGAGAAGAGTTTATAAGGCATTTTTCTGCAAAGAGACTTAATAAAGGTGGAATAAACATGAATCAACAAATGAGTTTTGCATTCGAGGACGGTGGTCTTCGTGACGATGGAATGATGAAAGACCCTGTGTCAGGTAACGAAGTGCCTCCAGGATCTACAGCTAAAGAAGTACGTGATGATATTCCCGCACAATTATCTGAAGGAGAGTACGTAGTTCCTGCTGATGTCGTCAGATACTACGGTGTAAAATTCTTTGAAGATTTACGAGATGCTGCAAAAATGGGCTTGCAAGATATGGAAGCTCGTGGTAGAATTGGTGGTGAACCTGTTCCTGCTGGTGGTCCTATGAATGAGGATGATCTTACACCTGAAGAGTTAGCCGCCATTCAAGAGATGATGGGTATGTCTGAAGGTGGTACTGTTGCAGGGTTTGCCCCAGGTGGTCTTCAAACTGATCAAGATATTCTTGCTGCAGGTCAACAGGCACAACAAAATCAGTTTACAGGATTCCCATTAGGTGCTACAATATTCCCTAGAGCAGAGTCTGGAGAGATAGAAGCTGTCCCTACAACTCCTACTATTACTACTGAAGAAACTGCAGAGTCTTGTGCAGCTAAAGATATGGACTATGATCCAGCAACTAAAACTTGTGTACCTAGAGCAGTAGCAACAACAACACCTGCACCTTCTGATGATGATGGTCCAAGAGTAGAGCCACCTAAGTGGCATGAAAAGTATGACTATGCCGATACAAACAAGCTTGTATCTCAATCACTAGCAACACTTGGTGTTGATTCAGACACAGAGGAAAAAGAAACTCAAAACACTTTACAAAAGATTGCTGGCTCTATCGGTCAAGGTATTGGTAATATGCTTGAAGGTGGTATTTTAGGCGGTATTATTAGGCAACAAAAGGTTGCAGAAGTTGCAGCTAATGCTCAACTACTTAGAGCACAAGGTAAGACAGACGAAGCTGAGATGCTAGAAAAAGCTATAGTAGGTTATAGAGATAAGCATGGTATTAAGCCAGATGGTTTCTTTGACTCTACAAAAACTCTTGCTAAACAATTAGCTGATAAATACTCCGATCTTACCTATGACGACGAAAGTCAAAAAATTATTAGACCAGGTGCTGCAACACCTACTACAGCAACAACATCATCCACATCATCCATATCACCCCCATCTTCTGCTCCTGCTATGACTCCTAGTTATACAGCTAAACTAGAAGCTGACGAAAATGATGGTCCATACGTAGCCCCTGTAAATACTGAGGCTAAGTCAGTATCTGAAATAACTACAGGACAAAAAGATAAAGATGTAACTATAAAAAATAGAACAGACTCATCAGGAAAAAAAGCAGGGCAAACAGGATACAAGTCGGCACTAAGAGAAAGACAAGAAGCTAAACAAGCTGAAAAAAACAAAGAAATATCTGAATCTATGCCAGCTTGGTTTAACCAAGGCGGTTTAATGGCTGGTAAACCAAAGACTAAAACAAAACGCCAATACAAAAAAGGCGGACTCGCAGGTAAGAAATAAGGCTACCCAGCTACGGCTGGCCCCAATATAAGGAGAATATAATGCCTGAACTAACAGAAGTAGAAGCACCAAAGACAGCAGGATTTGTTGATCGAGGTTATAACTACGAACGCAAGCGTAAGCGTATTGAAGAAGAAGAAGAGGAGATTAAACGACTTGAAGCTGCTCAACGAGGAGAATCTACCGAAGAAGATGAACCTAAAGAAGAAGAAGCCGTCGAAGCGAAAGAGGCCGATACAGAAGTTGAAGAAGCAACGTTATCTCCAGAAGAAAGATCTTTTAAAAAACGATATGGTGATCTAAGACGCCATATGCAAGAAAAAGAAAAGGAATGGAACGAAAAGTTCGAAGCCTTTGAAAAACGCATGAAGAAGGATTCTATTGTCCCTCCCAAGTCTGATGAAGATATTGAAGAGTGGGCAAAAGAATACCCTGACGTAGCAGGTATCGTAGAAACTATTGCTGCTAAGAAAGCTCAAGAAATGTTTAGCAAAGCTGATGCTAGACTAAAAGAGTTAGATCAGGCACAAACAGAAGCACAACGAGTAAAAGCGGAGAATCAAATCCGTAAAGCTCATGAAGACTTTGATGATCTTCGAGCTTCCGATGAGTTTCATAACTGGGCTGAAGAACAGCCTAAGTGGGTACAAGATGCACTCTATGAAAATGCAGATGATCCTGCATCAGTAGTACGTGTCATTGACTTGTACAAAGTAGATAAAGGCCTTACTAAGACTGCAAAGAAAGAGAAGGCCAAAGAAGCAGCATCTACAATTACTCGACGTACTAAGACAGACGTAGATGTAGATGATGCTAATGACGTAATTCGTGAATCAGATGTAGCTAAAATGTCTGCAAAAGAGTTTGAAGCTAAGTCTGATGATATCAACAAGGCTATCCGTTCGGGTAAATTTGTTTACGATGTATCTGGCAATGCTAGATAAAACCTGTTGACAATACTTTAATCAACAGTATAACTATAGGCACAGAGACAAAAGCCTCTTTATGACTACCTTTTGTCTCAACCTAATTCATCAAAAAGTCTAAAACTAAAAAGAACCACCTGTTTAAGTATAGGCCCAGTAGGTATACGGTAGCGCAACTGTGATCCATCTGCACCCTAGAAAAGGAACAGCCTCTTTGTAGGTGTTTAGCTTTGTTAAGCCAAATATCATGGAGGATTTAATCATGGCTTTTGCATCAGCGTCAGGTTACACTAACCTGCCAAACGGGAACTTTTCTCCCGTAATTTATTCCAAAAAAGTACAGCTTGCTTTCCGCAAGTCTACTGTTGTTGGAGATATTACTAACTCTGATTATTTCGGTGAAATCGCAAACCAAGGTGACACTGTTAAAATCATTAAAGAACCTGAAATCTCAGTATCTGCATATGCTCGTGGCACAACAGTCGCTGCGCAGGATTTGACAGACACCGATTTCTCTCTAGTCGTCGATAAAGCGAACTACTTCGCCTTCAAAATGGACGACATCGAAGAAGCGCACTCACACGTAAACTTCATGGATCTTGCGACCAACCGTGCGGCATACCGCTTGGCTGACCAGCATGACCAAGAAGTTTTGGGTTACCTATCAGGTTACTCACAGTCAGCGTTGCATGGTGTTGCAGATACAGTTAACACAACTGTTAACGGTACTAAAGCAAACTCATCTGCAGGTTCAGACGAACTTCTAGCAGCTAACAAGTTGGATATGTCAGACTTTGGCAACATCACAACTACACCATCTTCTGGTACAACAGGTGACTCTATTCCTGTCGGTGCTCGTCTTCCAGGTGCAACAGCACTACCAACAGCTTACGTATCTCCAACAATGTTGGTTGCACGTATGGGCCGTTTGTTGGACGTTCAAAGCGTTGACAAAGCGGGTCGTTGGATTGTAATTTCACCAGAGATGATGGAAGTATTGATGGACGAAGATTCACGTCTATTGAATGCTGACTTCGGTGACTCAGGTGGATTGCGTAACGGACTAGTTCTAAACAACTGGAATGGTTTCCGTGTATACGTTTCAAACAACCTACCATCAGTCGGTACAGGTGCAGGTACTACAGGTACTACAGCACAAGACGACAACTATGGTGTGATTGTTGCTGGTCATGACTCAGCGGTTGCAACTGCCGAGCAGATCAACAAAACTGAAACATACCGTGACCCAGATTCATTTGCGGACATCGTTCGTGGTATGCACCTATACGGTCGTAAGATTCTGCGTCCAGAAGCTCTTGTAACAGCACGTTACAACCTAGCTTGATAACTGTAAACTTTGGGGCTGGCTCAATGCTGGCCCCATTGTACTTTAAAAAGAGGATATACTCATGGCAATTACTACAGCAATGTGTAACAGCTTTAAACAG